CTGTTCCTGCCAGAAGAAGGCGACCAGTGGGCGGCCATCGATTACTCGCAACAAGAACCACGCATCTTGGTTCACTACGCGCATGTTTATGGCAAAACACGCGGCATTCCTCTGGAGGGGGCAGCCGAGTTTGTCGAAGCATACAACACGGACCCCGAGACAGACTTTCACACCATGGTTGCCGAGATGACAAATATTCCCCGCAAGCAGGCTAAGACAATTAACTTGGGTCTGATGTATGGCATGGGTGTAAACAAGATGGCGGAGAGTTTGGACATTCCTGTTGAGGAGGCCAAGAAACTGGTCAAGCAGTATCACAACCGCGTACCGTTCGTAAAAGGACTGATGACTGGCGTCATGAACAGGCTAAACGAGAAATCTTCGGCAGGCGCTCTGCGCTCACTGGGAGGCCGTAAGTGCCGCTTTGATATGTGGGAACCAGATACGTTCGCAATGAACAAAGCCCTACCTTACAGGGAAGCTGTGTCCACCTACGGGCCCACCACGCGCCTGAAAAGGGCGTACACCTACAAAGCTTTGAACCGGCTCATCCAAGCGTCCGCTGCGGACATGACAAAGAAAGCAATGGTGGCTCTGTACAAAAACGGGAACCTCCCTCTAATACAAATCCATGATGAAATTGCCATGTCAGTAAAAAATGTTGACGAAGCTAATGAAATAGCTAAGATTATGGAGAATGTTCTTCCTCTGGAGGTCCCGAGTAAATGTGATGTTGAAATGGGACCGTCTTGGGGCGAGTCCATGTAGGCTCTCTTTCCTGCTCGACATAGCTACGCCTGTGGCTTTTGTCTAACTGCCCCCGACCCGGCTAGGTTTCGCACTGCAAAGGTTGGGGGTTTTTTTATTTTAACTCTGCACGAATAGCCTTCGCAAGGGCTCCGTAGACAACCGCATCAAACGCCGCAAACATAGGCCCACTGTTCACCTCCAAGAATACATCGTCCATAAAATCCGCAGCACAAAAGGTTAAGCCCAGCCCACGCGCCACGGTTCTTACCTTATCGACCTCCTCTTGCGGAAAATGCTCCACCGACACCTTGGTGTGGGGATCGTCCCGGTAATCAAGCTCCGTCGTATCTAACCTGAAACCAAAATGCTGGTTTCCGATAAGAAACAACCGCCGGTTATGCCCCGCCATGCGGTGCTGTATGATCCCCGTGTATTGTGATTCGTTACCGGACTGGCAATGCTGGCCGCCCGTGAGCGGTTTGACAATGCAATCGCCCTCCAAAGGCCCCTTACCAATAATCGTGCGCGGTATAGGAAGGCCCGCGGCCATGGCACGACGCAAGTTAGCCGCTTTGATTGGCGTCACATGGTCATACTTACGATTGTAAGCTGCAATCTTTGGGTTGGCCTTAAGATAATTGGCCATAAGATACCAGTTGTTGTACCGCTGGTGCGTGTTCTCACTAAACACGTTGGCCCTGCCGAAGAAACCGCGCATGTTAACGGGTTCGCCGCCATGTACAAGCTTGTTTTTATTTATGTCCCATGTATAATCCGCCGCCTGATCCAGAAACAAATCGAAGTGCGGACGCAACGCTGCGATGTTGGGGTCCTGCATCTGACCAAATAGAACAAAACTCATAAACTCACCTCTTTTTCTTGCATTCTTGCATATTCTCTTATAATATCCTAGACAAAGCGAGGGTATGGAGAGAAAAAATGGATACAACACGCTGGAAAAGTGTCCTCGTACCACGCGAGGTCTATGAAGAAATTAAAGAACTGTCCAAATCAGAGGGCAGAACAATCGGGGGACAACTCCGATTGGTGTTCGACTGGTACAAAGATGCAAAAACCGCGGACCACGGGGCAGTAATCGATGACAATATCGAGTCACGTTGACAATCCGATACATCGTAGACTGATGAAAAACCTTTGTCCCAAATGTGTGCAGCAGCTACAAGTAGTTGAAAAAACAGAAGAAAAACTTGTGAGGCGGTGCGACACATGCAATCTAACAATTGTAGACGACCCAAAAACCGCAGAATATCCGGGGTAGATATGCGATTAAGTGTTGCTTATCCCATATGGACGTGCCATATTAACCGTGCAGATCATGTTTGTTCACAAAAATTCTGCACTCCGTAGTGAAATCACCCCTAGTCTCTTGCCCGAGGCTAGGGGTATCTTTTTAGGAGGAAGAAAATGCCCGACTTTGTTAACGGCCTGATGGCCAAAAAACCAAACGAGAAAGCGCCTGACTTCGTTAAGTGCAATCTTAGCATAAAACGCGAAGACCTAATCGCGTGGCTGTCCGAAAAAGACGGCGATTGGATAAACGTCCAAGTAAAAGAAAGTGGCCGCACCGGCAATTGGTATGCGGAGGTGGATACGTGGGAGGCAAAAAAGTGAAGCTGACGCTCGACTCTCCCGAATATCAGGACCTGTACCGCGAAGCGTGGATCAAGCAACTAAAGCATGACCATGCGATAAATCCGAAATTAAAATCTGATTTAGGACAACGCGCAGCGTGGGATGGCGGCAAGCAATCTGGCAACAAAGGTGGCCGACCAAAAACAGACTTTAAAAAACTGCCTGATAAAGCTAAGATAATTAATAATATGAAACTGAATAAGATATCAGACCAAGAAATTGCGACCATGACGGGCATCTTACTCCGCACTGTTCGTGATTATATCAAAAGATACGATCTGCCTCGGAAAGATTAAATGAAGCCAACCACGCTAGAAGAAGTCGAAGACGAAATAAAAGATGACTTCTTCTGGTCAATGGAATGCGCTCATGAACTTATTCAAGAAATGACCGCAAATGATATGAACATGGGCGCAGCCATTGGGGGAATGCTAACGCAAACCCTTACCGCGCTCATGTCTCTCGCACCAGACAACGATACGGCCATGAAAGTCCTGTCCTCCTGCATTCACAACGCAACCGTTAATGCAGAAGAAATGCAGTCCAAGCGCCAAAACCACCGAGGATCAGACGAAATACACTGAAGCTTGACACTAGCGCATAATATCCCATATAGTAATCCCACCTAACTATGGAGATAATCATGTCAAAAACACTCACCAAAAAAGAAATCTGTTTAAAGTACAGCATCAAGGCACCGAAATTGGAATATCATATTAAGAAAGTCGCAACTAAACGTAACCCCATGCCCTTCCCAAAAGGCAAAATGGTTAAAGGGGTGCGCCACTTCAACGAAAAAGACGTGGAAAAATACGCCGACGCAAACAAAACGTTCAGCAAACCATCCCACAAAGAACTCGGCATGGCCGAAGCCGTGGACTTCACAATAACCCACGACGCGCAATTCGAGAATAAAATGTGGGAAACCGTGAACCACGAGCCATGGTACGTCCGACATAAACTTTTAGTCCGGGCCGTCGTTACCGCAATCGTTGCAGGCGCAGCCGCAGCAATCGTGTCGAGCTTCGTATCATGAAAAATATGACAGACCTCGAAATCGAAATCATGCTTAATGAAGTATTCGCCAAAGTCTTCGGACCCGATTGGTGATCCTTCCACCACACTTGGACGCCGAGCTTAAACGTATCGGCGTCCTCGAACCAAAACCCCAGAACCCCTTACCCCCCTCAAAGCCCGCGGCCCACGAGCCATGGAAACCAAAACATGATGGGGATGAGCCGCCGTTCTAGCAGCGCACCTAATTTCTTAAAAAGTTAACTATTGACTTTATCGCATACCTGTGGTATTATAATATTGTCGATGGGATGAGCCCGTCGGCTGGGGCGGGCAAGCCCCACGCTCTTTGACAATGGACTTCGGTCCTACATACTACGGAGGGTATAACATGAGTTATATCGACCAAAACGACTTAGCGTCGTTTAGCAGCGAAGAGCTGCTATCGTTCTACTGCAATGCAGCCAATACGGACTGCGGAGCAATCGGCCACACCAAAGGCCAAATGAACAAAAATCAAGCAAAGGCTTTCGCAGCCGAGCTTGAAAATCGAGGGGCAAATGTTCCCGATTATTACGACGCCGCTAAAGTCGGAACCTTCAACGGGCGAGGATCGTTGTAAGGAACAACAGCCCGCGGTCCACGGATCGCGGGTTTTTTTGTGGGGCGGTTACAAATAAACGCGTTCCCTTATATATACAGCCAGAAATAAAAATAAATATTTTTTGTAAAAATAGGCGTAACCGGTGTAACCGTGTAACTTTGGGTGTTTTGTTCTTTATATATAAGGACTTAGAAGTAACACAAAGTAGTTTCTAAAAATGTAACGTAACCAGAGTTTGTGTAACCGTAAGGGGCAGAAGTGCGTTAAGGGGGTCTGAAAAGTTTTTTTATTATTTTTATTTTTGTAGCTATATATACAAAGAGGCTGTTTTGAGTGTAAAGTATCTGCAAATAACTAGGATACTCTCATGGCGTCGAAAGCTAAATCAAACCCTCCTGCTAAAACTAAAAAAGGCGGGCGACCTAAATCAACTAAAACTGCGGTCCTGACTAGGCGGCAAGAGCTTTTTGTAAAAGAGCTTGTTTCGAAGGATGGCCAGATCACTATGCGGGAAGCTGCGGTTAATGCAGGCTACCCGGCAGGATCAGCGCACACCCGAGCATATGAGATGACCAATCCTAATATCTGTCCCCACGTGGTGGC